TCCTCCGTAAGGAGAAGGATGACCTCGCCAACATCATCAATGAAAGCCAGATTCTTTACGGAAACACAGGGTCCTACAACAAGTCAAAAGATGACCAGACATGGACGTTCAGCCGTGGCGGTAAACTGAAGTTCAACTACTTCGGCTCATCCATCGAGGACTTCGAAGACCGTTTCCGTGGCCGTCAGTATGCCTACATCGGCATCGACGAGATAACGCAGATTGAATACGAGAAGTTCAAAGTTCTCGCACAGTGTAACCGTAACGGCTTCGGCATACGAAACCGCATTGTCGGAACTTGCAATCCTGACCCGCTTTCATGGGTTCGGCAATTCATTGACTGGTGGATAGGTGCTGACGGCTACCCGATACCAGCACGCGACGGAGTGATACGCTACTGCTTTATGGGCGGTGATACTCCAGAACAAGTTGTTTGGGGCGATACGCGCATGGAAGTCTACCTCGCCTGCAAAGATACTATCGACCGTCTCGTATCTGAAAAGGATGCACTGCCACCAGAAGAGATGTACATCAAGTCAGTGACATTCGTTCGTGCTGAGCTTGATGATAACCGCGCCCTGCTCGACTCGTCGCCTGAGTACAAGGCTAACCTCGCTCAGCAGTCGGAGGAGAAGGTGGAGCGCGACCTGCTCGGCAACTGGAACTTCATGGCAACAGGCGATGACATGGTAAAGATGATTCACCTGCAGAAATGTTTTCAGAATGCCGAGATGCTGGGAGACAGAGTAAGACGATGCACCTGTGACGTAGCCTTCGACGGAGGCGATAACCTCGTCATGTGGCTATGGATAGGTAACCACGTCGCAGATGTATATACCTGCAACAAAGACTCGCAGGACACCGTGAACATGGTACGTGCCAAGCTGGAAGAGTGGCACGTGCTGGAAGAGAACTTCTGCTACGACCTCAATGGCGTAGGACAGACATTGAAAGGATATTTCCGCAGGGCAAAGCCATTCAACAACAGGCAGGCTGTGGATGAAAAGTTCAAGGGAATGTACGACAATATCAAGTCTCAGACATTCTACCTCTTTGCAAGACTCATTCAGGAATCGAAGATTTCCTTCGAGCCAGAACTGCTGACACGCAAATTCTCAGGCAAGGGATTCGACGGCAGACCACTAAAGGATGTGCTGCAACAAGAAAGAAAATGCATCAGGAAGGACGAAGGGAAGGCCGACCAAGGATGGTGCATCATCAAGAAGGAGGTGATGAAGAAGCTATGCAGGCACTCGCCAGACTTCTTCGAGGCTCTTGCCATGCGTTCCTATTTCGACATCAACAAAGGTATCGTCAGTACACCGTCATGGCTTAAACGACGGCACCCCAATCTTGTACGCAGAAGGCTTTCATAGAATATAGGATAACAATTATAAATATCAACGAAAATGGCAACTGCAATAGACAACAACCGCGTCCGTGACCTTCTCACCAAGAAGCCGTTCACACGTATCATGCCCGACGGCCATGACAGCCACGGGGAAATAGTCGGCGAACCGAGAGACGAGCACGTCCCATTCGACAGTATCGTCAGAGAGAGACGTACACAGCAGGACTTCCTGCGTGAACTCGACCCTTCGGGACACCTCATCTTCGACAAGGAATACTATCCTGACATCTGGCGCTATGACGAAGACTCAGAACGCTACTACCTGCAGGAAGTTCCTCGCTATGCCTTTGCATGGCAGCGCATCATCCTCATCAAGCAACTAGCACACTTCACAGGCAATGACTTGCAGTTCGAGATTGCAAGCGAGAAAAAAGACGAGGAAAGCATGGCTACGCTCAGGGCTTTCAAGCGTGGATGGGCGAAGAAGAACATGGAAACATCATGGTACATGCTGGCCAAGTCGGTAAAGAGCACTGGTGACGGTGCTTTCGTCGGTTATATGGATAACGGCAAGTTCGGATGGAAGACGCTATCGTTCACCAACGGCGATGTACTCTATCCGCACTACGACCGACGCACAGGACGCTTGAATCTCTTTGCGCGTGCCTATAATAACTATAATGAGGACGGTACGGTTGTCAGCCGCTACATCGACGTATGGGATGATGTCAACTACTACCGTCTGAGAGGCGATGGTGACGCTAAGAACACTTTCGAGCGCATCAAAGGCTATATCTTCCAGAAAGTCTTCAATGCTCCTGAATACGAGATAGAAGAAGTGACCCGTCACGGATTCCCGCGTATTCCAGTGGCATACCACCGCGACGATGACGGTCCCTGCTGGTCACCCTCGCAGGATGCCATCGACAACTACGAAATGGCTTTCTCACGTCTCGCACAGTCGAACCACGACTTCGGACTGCCTATCATGTACATCAAGGGTGAAGGCTCTGAGGAACTGGAGGACAAGGACTTCACGCACGCATCGAAAATCATTCTCCTGCCTACAGGTGGAGAAATCGGATTCCTCAACCGTCAGGACGCTTCCAACGCCTACAAGTCGGAACTCGACACGCTCGAAAAAGCCATCTACCAGCAGTCATCGGCTGTCAAGGCTCCAGAGTTGAAGTCGGGTGACACGCCGGGCGTGGCTATCAAGATGCTCTACACCGATGCCTACGAGAAGGCGATGAGCGATGCACAAGAGTATCAGCAGGCTATCGGCGACATCGTGGAAATCTTCACCTACGGCTACGGCATAGAATCGAAGCAGCGACTGGCCTTCCAGAGCCTCGAAATGACGCACTACGTCAAGCCGTACATCCATCTCAACGAGACTGAGCTGATTACCAACCTATCGGCATCGGTACAAAACGGCTACCTCTCCAAGCAGACGGCCAGCGAGAAGTCGCCCTACTCTACTCCGCAGGAATGGGATCGCATCTGCAAGGAACAGAAGTACCTCCAGTCGCAGGAACTCCTCCTCCAAGAGCAGAAGCTGCAAATACAGTCGGATATCCATATCGAGGAGGAGGAAGCTCTCGCTGAAATACAAGCAAACGCCGCGGCGCAAGCAACAGAGGCAAGTATGAATAGCAACACACAGTCTGGTGGCACTAAAACAAAGAAAGCACGCTCGCGCAGAGGTAGTGTTGCAACAGGTCGCGGACGGTCATCTGACGGAACGTACCAAGGCGAAGGCTATGATCGTTGGGGGAATAGAGACGGCAAGAATGGCTGGGAAGAGTGGAATCGCACCCATTAGTTCAATTAGAACCATCAGTAAATGACTCCAATCACAATCCACCTCGACACATCCCGCTACGTCGCTCCAACAGAGGACGACATACGCAAGGCGAAGCAGTACATACTTCGTCGCAGTGAGGTTGCCAACGAACTAGCCGACATCGCCACCGACCTGCTGACGGATGCTGCCGTGAAGATTGTTGAAATTGCATATAAGTACAATATCCCAGGCAACACTTTTACTATTGGAGCATCGCCAGAACAGCAGAACGAAATCAATGCTGTCATGGATGATTTAGAGGAAAAACTTCTTGAACTACTTGAAGGAACAATACTCGACAATCTGAAAAACGACGATGGAACACCAATATCCATAGAGCGACGAATGGCATTGCTGGCATTCATGCTCTCACTCGGACACAGGAACCAGAATCTACGCTCCACGCTCTTCAACTATGAATGGCGGTTCTTATATGACCTCGAAGCGGCTATTGCATCTCTCAAGCTTGCTGGTGTCGATTTACCAAATGCCATCACAAAAATCCGCTCACACATCGCTTCCATCTACACCATGAGCGAGGTGCAGGCCGCTATCCGTCGACAAAACAACGTCATGGCAGAATTTCTACGTACCGCAGGCGTACCACACAACCCAGACGGCTCACCGAACCTACAAGGCGTACCGCGTGAGGGCTTCAACGCCATCATCAACTCCATCCGCATCACCAACGACATCGTATGGGGACACAACCAGCTACAGAACTTCATAGAACAAGGAGCGGTCGGTTATTATCAACTAAGAGGCAGCACATACCCGTGCCGCGTTTGCGATGAGCAAGTTGGATTCCATCTCGGCCTCATTGACGCAGATGACCTTCCACACCCCAATTGCATGTGCTTTAGAATCCCCATCTTTGAAATTCCGCAATAAAAATATGACTATGGCAACTCAACAAGAATATTCCAACGCACTCAGAAAAGAGGCAAGACAGCACAACGTGCCCATACAGACGCTGATTATGGCAGACCTTATGGCAATAGGCTACAGCAAGTCAGATGCATACTTCATCGCATACAACCCGCGAGCATACACCTCAACGGCAATCAAGACGCAGCGAGACGCTATCGCCGAGACAGATGCCTTCGACGAGCTGGTACAACAGCGCACGGCCTCACACCGCGACCTCAGCGTGAAGACCGAGGAGGTGGAGATGATTACCGACGTGGAGGTGGCCAAGGATATCCTCACCTCGGCACGCAAGCAGCCAGTAGGCTCGAAAGACCGCGCCGACCTCATGGCCAAATACTACGACATCACCAAGAAAATCGGTATGAATGCCGACGGACAGGAGGTTGTCCGCGTATGGCTACCGCTCACCTGTCATATCTGCCCGTTCTACAAGAAGAACACCAAGAAGGAATAGCCACATTCTCAATCATACACTTCTTATTTACTCAGAACGGGGTGACTGAATTTACAGCCATCCCGTTCCTTCTTAAATAGCAAAAAATTATATGAACGAGTACACCCTCACGGGCTTATTTCTCTTCCTCGGTACCTGATGCATCATCTTTCTCCTCCATAGACAGCACCTGAGCGGCTATCTCGGCAGCATCTTCGGCCTCGTCAGCGGAAGCACCCTCCTTCGCGGCATTCTCCTGCTGCATCTTCTGCACATCGGCATACCATTTCAGGAATCCCTCGCAAATCTTCTTCACCTCGTCCATCAGGTCTGCATGACCAGGACCAGTCTCAGGACGGTAGCCCTCCTGCAGAAGCTCAGGCTTCAGGTACGCATGGCCTACCATCGCCACACCCCGCTGATAGAACCCGTTGGCAATAGCGCACACAAAGTTCATATTAGAGATGATGGTATGCAGGAACTCCTCGTTACCCTCCTTGTAGCACTGCTCAATCATCGGATAGGCAAGATACGTCTGCGGAATCTTCACAGCCCACGTGCCTGCCATGTCGGAGATGCGGATAGTGTCGACATCTACCTTGCCCTTCTTGCGCTCCTTGGCCTTCCCAATCTTGAAATTACCAATTCTAACACATCCCACATAGGGAATATTTCTTTCTTCTTCCATAGTCGCTTTATTTGTTTACAATCTCCTTACACTTATAGAACAACTCCAGGTCGATGCTATCCAGCACATCAACCAGCTCCACAGGCTCCACGCCCTTCTCACCCATCAACACGTCATAGCAACGCTCCATGTGCTGATGACACTTCCTGACCTCCTGACGAAGCTCGTCGACGGTCAATTCCTCCAGATTCTTAGCCATAGCATTACTCCTTTCCTTCATTAGGTTGTTCCTTCACAGCAGCCTTGCGGCCACGCTTCTTAGCTTCCTTCTGCTCGGCCTTCTTGCGCTCAGCCTCCTCAGCAGCAACCTTCAGTTCCTCTTTCTTCTCGGCAGCGGCAATACGCACCGCCTTCAAACCATTCTGCACGTCCTTCAGCTCCATACGCTTCTGACTCTTCTTCTCTCTACCAATAATAATTGCCATAATAATAAAATATTTAATTGTTAAACATCAAAAATCACTGTATCTTATAAGGAATATCCACATCGCTGTACACACACCACACGTTCCCCACGTTAGCACGCTTGCGGTCATAGCCGAGGTTCCGCAAGTCCCTGCCGAACTGCTGCATCGACACAGCAGCTATCTCTATCTGCGCACAGTAGTCCACATAGTGATTGTAGAACTGCGAGGCCAAGAGCATCTTAGGCTTCTCACGCCAGTTGCCGGCACTCAGCGTACTCCTATAGCCATTGTCTCTCAGGAATACCTGCACCGTCCTGCCGTTCTCTATCAGCGTCTCACGCTCCTCAACGGCACTCTCGCTCGTGGCCGTCAGCCTGTACCCGGCACCCACGAACTTCTTATAGCCGTCCATCATCCAGTTACGGATACCGCTGTACTCCTTCGCCAGCTCGTTCGACAGGTTCGGATTCCTATCCATCTCCCTCACCGTTGTCTTGAACTTGATGAACAGAAGCCTCCTCGCAATGGCCTCGTCCAAATTCCGAAACGCAGGCTTCTGGTTCATATTGAATATCAGGTACGGAATGTCATACGCCGTATCCACGTCCTTATACAGCCGCTTCACCACCTGCGGCTCACCAGAACACAGCGCCTTGAACGCATCGGCACTGCCACCGATGGCATCGGCCTGAATCTCCGTACAATAGTTAAACGTCTTTCCCACTATCTCACCAAGGAAACGAGCACGAGAGTCTGCAGTACCACCAATTAAAGAACTCAGACCAACACTGCTCACATTCTCCTTACCAAAAACACCCAGCACCGTATCGAAGATAACACTCTTACCATTAGCTCCAGGGCCAACCAACCATAGCGTGCTCTCCACCTTCCTACCCATCAGCTTCCTGTCAACACAACCCAAACCCAAATACTTCTGCAACAAATCCCTTTGACTCGGAGTCAGAACACTACACAGAAAACTATCCCACGTAGGACACTCTGCCTTCGGATTATAGTCATACGGCAACAGACTCGTCACCTCCATCCTATCAGAGAAAGGATGAAACACAGGAACAAAAGGATTCGTAAAATCCCAAACACCATTCCTAAAACCAACCAAGCTCTTATTGACTACCAACGGATTCAGCTTAGAAGCACTCACAGCCTCATTATATATCTGATACTGAAACTTAGGCCAGTCACGCTTGATAGTCCTACTATCCAAAGCACCCAAACTCCTGTCAGCCAAAGCAGCACGCAAAGACTGCTTCAATACAACCTCTGGACATGGAACCCATACCTGACCAGCAAAAAAGTAAACACCACCACACCAACTCTTCAACATTCGTTTGCATACATCACTCACAACCATCATATAACCATATAAACGGTCACTCTTGTCAGCATAGCAACACGAAGCCTTCAACTTCCTTTTATCCAAAGACTTCGATAAATCCTCGGACAACATCTCTATCATTCTATCTGAATCATTCGCCATAAATCATACATTTTCGTTCACAAATAATCAAACCATTGATAATCAGATACTTACAATACAAGCCTTAGTTCATTTCTCCCCTATGTTGATATATTACTACTCCTACTAGAAACTTATCTTTTTTATATTTATATATATATTTATTAAAAGAATATTAATAACATACACATCATACACTAATGCAAAGGTAAATGCTTGAAAATTAACACGCAAGAGAATTTTAACAAATCTGCAAAAAACAAACGAAAAAAGTCTCATAAACTACACTAAATACCCAATTTAACATTCATAAACACCAAAACATACCCTCAAATACATACCAAAAATGAAAAACTACACTCATTTAACAAAAAAACGTGTATGACACTCAAATACCAGTAAACAAAGATATTC